AATAGTGAAAAAAGTGCTTGACCGCAGAACAAAAAGCATATATACTAGGACTATGATGAAAACTATACATACACTCTCAATATCTCCTTGCCAGTCCTTAGCGACATGGCCGGCCGATTATCGCTCATCAAAAAATGAGAATAGCGGCTTTATTGGATCAAATGGGGTTTGTGTAACGTAGTATATTAGATAAAATCTAATTCATCACAAACCCTAGTAAACGAAAGTTTCTAGGGTTTTTGTTTTAGTGTTGTGTGAAAACGACAGGCTGTAAATAGTCGTTGACTTGTGAAGTGGTTCATGTATAATGGACACATAGTAAGAAATAAATGTTCTTTAAAAATTAGAGTAGTAAATATGTTGCGGTATAGTGAAATGGTATCACGATGGATTTTGAATCCGTTATCCTTGGTTCGATCCCAAGTACCGCTGCCATATTGAAGTACATTTCAGGTAGGCTAGCCAACATTCTGTTTTATCGAACAGGATCAGGAGTGTATTTCAATATGGGTACGTGGTCGAGTGGTTGATGGCTCTAGTCTTGAAAACTAGCGAATGTAAAAGTTCCGTAGGTTCGAATCCTACCGTACCCGCCATATTTTATAGGAGAACGATATGTCTGGAGTATTTCTTGTAAGTGATACACATTTTGGACACGCTGGTGTATGTCGTTTCACACACCAAGATACCGGAGTAAAGATTAGACCATGGACTGATCCTGATGAAATGGACGAAGCGATGGTCAAACTCTGGAATGAAAGAGTAGGAAAGAATGACAAAGTGTACCACCTCGGCGATGTAGTGATTAACCGCAAAGCTCTTGGTATTATGCGTAGACTTAATGGTGATAAAGTTCTTATTCGTGGTAACCATGATATTTTTCGTGATGATGAATACCGTGAACATTTCAGAGAGCTTCGTGCTTATCATGTAATGAACGGAATGATTCTTTCACATATTCCACTTCATCCAGAAAATCTTGGAAGATTTGGTGTAAACATTCATGGACACCTTCATACGAACCGTGTTATGAAGGCGAAAGGTATTAATTATCCGACTGGAGAAGTTATCTACAGCGAAACGGAAATTGATCCACGTTATCATTGTGTATGCGTTGAACAGACAGATTTTGCACCGATTCTTTTTGAAGATGTAGTTAAGAGAATTGAAGCACAAGGTGGTAAGGTAGGTTTTAGTAACGGAAATGGGTAGTTGGCTGAGTGGTCGAAGGCAGCGGCTTGCTAAGCCGTCCACCGTAAAGGTGCATAGGTTCGAATCCTATACTACCCGCCATTTTTAATAGTGCGATGGCTGAGTGGTCAAAAGCAACGGATTGCAAATCCGTAAAATCGTCAGTTCAAATCTGACTCGCACTTCCAGTAAGAAAGTTTTATTGTTGCCTAAACAACACTAAAACTAGTTGTTTTATATCTGAGTATAGTGTAGTCTGGTAACATACCTGGTTTGGGACCAGGCGTCCAAGGTTCGAATCCTTGTACTCAGACCAGTTTCGGGCTGTTAGTGCTAATGGGAACACATCTGGTTTGCAACCAGAAATTGAGAGTTCGATTCTCTCACGGTCCACCAAGTTTTAGGTCCTTAGTAAAATGAATATTACATTTCGCTACGAACGAAAAAGTGGGAGTTTGATTCTCTCAGGACCTACCAAGTATTATTGCAGAGTTAGCTCAGTTGGTAGTAGCAACGTCTTGATAAGGCGTAGGTCATTGGTTCAAGCCCAATACTCTGTACCAAGTTTTAGGATAGTAACAGCAAATTTAAAACATCAAACTGCTAATTTGAACCGTTAAAATCTATCCTGTTGTTTTATATCTCGGTGGTGTTAATGGCAGCACAACGGTCTCCAAAACCGCTAGTGAGGGTTCGAATCCTTCCTGAGATGCCAGTTATGCGGGTATGATGTAAAGGTAACCTAATTCCTTGCCAAGGAATATTTGAGAGTTCGATTCTCTCTACCCGCTCCAAGTTTTTAAAAGGAGTAGTAATCATGCGTAAGATTGATGTTAATGAAGTGAAAGAGTTTATTGAAGCACAAAGTCCTGAGACTAAGATTTATATCGGTGCGGACTCGGCTCGTTTCCTCATTGGTAAAGATTGGTATGCTGATTACACTTTAGCTATTGTAGTACATATTAATGGTAAGAATGGTTGTAAAATCTTTGGTGAAGTCCAAACTGAAAGAGATTGGGATCAAAGAAAAGACAAACCAAGAATGCGATTAATGAATGAGGTATACAAAATTGCCGAATTGTATTTGAAGTTGAAAGACGTTTTGGAAGACCGTGATGTTGAGGTACATTTGGATATTAATCCTGATGAAATGCACGGTAGTTCATGCGTTATCAATGAGGCAGTTGGGTATATCAGAGGTATGTGTAATGTTATCCCTCTGGTAAAACCTCAAGCGTTTGCCGCATCTTTCGCTGCGGATCGTTTAAAATTCGTATTAGATAAAGTAGCATAGTTTAAGTAGGCGAGATTAGTTTAATGGTAAAACTATAGATTTCCAATCTGTTGTTATCAGTTCGATTCTGATATCTCGCTCCAAGGTTTATAAAGGTGATTATGTATAAAATTTATTTTACAAATGAATATGGTGAAGCTAGATCCTATAATGAGGATACGCTGGAATCTGCATTGGAAACAGTAAGTGGTTTAAGAAATCAAAGCCGGTATAGTTTTGTTACCATGGTTGGTGAGAATCCAAATCAAGTCGGTAAGATGGGTGTTGATTCAGTAGAAGATGGAAAACTCCCAAGTGGTGAAGAATACACTTGGAAGATGCGTAGGTAAAGCCTTGGTGGTGTAATTGGTAGATGCGCTGGTCTTAGAAGCCAGTGGAGAAATCCGTGTCGGTTCGAGTCCGACCCGAGGCACCAAGTAATGCCCCCATAGTATAATGGATAATGCAAGGGATTTCTACTCCCTTAATGTGGGTTCGATTCCTGCTGGGGGTGCCAGTAATGCGAGTGTGGCGAAATTGGTATATGCAACAGACTTAAAATTTGTCTCCGAAAGGAATGAGGGTTCAAGTCCCTCCACTCGCACCAGTTATATTTTTGTATAAGTAGTAAATTATTTTAATATAAATATAAGATAACTTTTTATACTTTTATAAAGTAATCGAGAAAATCAATGTTAAATTTTAAATCATTCCTAAAAGAAGAAGCTGAAGCAGGTGGAAAACTTCAGCATATTACTCATCCAGAAGATCGTCCATTGATGCATGGTCACGCTGGATTTGAACAAGCTCATGCTGCTTTAATGAATGCTCATGCTCATATGAAAGCTGGACGCCAAAGTTCCAACTTGACAATGAAGTATGATGGTTCTCCAGCAATTGTTTTTGGTCATCACCCTGAGAATGGTAAGTTCTTCGTTGCCACTAAATCTATCGGTAACAAGAATCCAAAAATCAACCATACTCATGAAGATATTGATCGAAATCATGGTCATGCTCCAGGTCTTGCTTCTAAATTACATACCGCACTCGATCACCTGAAGAAAGTGGCACCAAAAACTGGAGTATTTCACGGTGATTTGATGCATACAAGCGAAGATCACAGGATTCACGAATCTTTTATTCTTGAAGCAAAGGGTGATGTTTCTTTCACACCTAATACAATTACTTACACAGCCAAGGGTCAACACGCCAAAGCAATTAAAAGATCAAAGATTGGTGTAGTTGTTCACCAACAGTATCATGGTAAAGATATTGCAAGTTTATCATCGTCTCCTCATGTAGATATAAGTCAATTCAAACATCATCCTGATGTACACTTACATGGTGCTGAACATGATACATCAAAGGTTAGTCATTCTGAAGAAAACGAATCAGGTTTTCAAAGACACATGAATGCAGCAAAAGAGATTCATGAAACCCATGGTCATGCAATGTATAATGCTATTCACCCAAAACATTCTGGTGATGTTGGTCATCTTTCAACTTACATTAACAAGACAGTTCGCCATGATGAAGTACCAAATGTAAAAGGATTTAAAGTT